AGGGTTAGCAAAAGTTCTGATACCTAACAAATATGCGTAGTAATCAGTATTACCATATTCTACAGTTCCATCACCAATTGCGATTTGTTTAAACAATCCGTTACCTTTACCTTTAGGATATCTAACTGATGAACAAGCACCATTAAGGAAACCAGTTCTTCCTAAAGTAAATTTATCACCATTTGTTCTATATTCTCTGTAGATGTCCCAACCATCAAATCCACCATAAGCAAATACTGTGAATTTTCTTGCGTTTAATCTGTAGTATGGATCGGTTACATCAATTGGTTCAGAAGAGAATGATGCAACACCACACTCAAATGCAGGGGTTCCACTAGATGCGAATGCACTATTAATTGTAATACCACTTGCAAATTGATCCATGTGGAAACCTTTTGTTTTAAAGTTCCAATCAAGTCCTTCACCATCACATATGTTAAGTGGTTTTCTTTTTCCTTTGTATTGGAAGAAGTCACCATCCCATCCCCAATAAGATGAAATACCTAAATATGTTCTCTTAACATTATCTCCAGCACTTACAAATGCATCGTCACCACCTGACGCTAATCCAAATGGAGGATTAAATACGGTTTCACCTGGAGTGAAATATTTCGTTTTGTAAACAGGGAATGGTGAACGAGAACCTGGATACTCTCTAAAAGTATAACCCTCAAAACCACATGGAATTGAATCTACAGGTGCATCTTCATTCATCTCAATCAAGATGTATTTTGATTTTAATTCATACTCACCATCCAATGTTCCAATTTTCTTAGCAATAAAGTTATTTTGTGAAGGATCCATAGAACAACTTGTGAATTTTTCTAAAACAACTGGGTTTGAATCTGTATCAAAATAATCTCTTACCAATACTGTAAACGTTTCATTGTTAAATGATAAATCAGTAAATGAAATTTTAATTTCAGAGTTCGCACTATTACCATCAGAGATCGAATATACTTTGAACATATTGTATACTTTATTACCTCTTAATTCAGAAACAACCCAAGGAGTGCTTGGTGATTGGAATCTCTCAAGATAATAACCTAATGATGTTGTGTCATTACTTTGTGCACCTTCTGTTGTTGTAAGAGTGTTTCTCAAACCTCTAATATAACCTTTACTCCAAGCGTAGTTTAACAAGTTAAGATAAGATTCCTCAACCATAAGTGGAACTTGAGTTCTTGGTTTTTCAAAGTTTCCTCTACCAAATACTTTATTAATATTTTTAGCATCACCAGCAGAAAGTGAAACCTCAAAATCAAAATCGGTTCCATCGTAGTTTGTTACACCAATACTAAATGTTGAGAAAGGATTTTTAAGAGCACCTTGATATTGTCCTGTCATATCTAATGTTACATCAGTAACACCTGTAACCTCAAACAATGGATTAATTTCATTTGAGTAATTTGAGATACCTCTTGATCTCAAAGTTGTAACAACTAAATCATCATAGTCAGTGTATGAAGTCCCTGTATAGTAATAAATCATACCAACAATTGAACCTGTGTAACATAGGTTAGGAATTGGAGGTGCTGTAGTTGTTGTTGTAATCGGAAGAATTGGATCACAAGTAAACTCTGTTGTAATTGTCACATCACCAATATCTAAAATAAGTGGATCTGAAGATGTAAGGTTAGTAACACTTGCAGTTAAATTCAAATTTTGATAACTTTGGTTAGGGTAATTTACAATTGTGCAACCACTTATTTCTCCTGCTTGTAATGTAAACGAACCTGGAACGATTATTGGTAAACCTGAATATACACCTAACGTAATGTCAAAACTTAATGTTACATCACCTGTTACAGGATAGCTCGCTGTTAAACAATATTCAACAACCACAGAACCTGGTGCAATAGTAATATTCAAATTATAAAAATTAGGTGCTGCCGTTGTTGTGGTTGTAGAAGGCCCAACCATAAATGGTGTGAAAGGATTAACTAATGTGTAAGTGTTAGTTAAACTAAGACCTGTTACCGTTGTAAAGAATGAAAACCCTGAATATAAACCTGTGTTTGTATTTTGGAATAATGCATAATACCATGTGTCGTTTGACGCGGCAGAAGGATTTGATAGTTCAAACACAACATTGTCAACATCCATAACATTTGTAAATGCAGTATAACCTGCCGCAGTTAGAAAATTATAATCACTTTGTGGAACAGAACCATAGTAATTAATAGTTGTGTCTTCAGCCAAAGAAATATTATCACTTGTGATAATATTTGTTATCATATTATTAATTTCAGTTTGGAGTGTTGTAAAACTTCCATCAAAATTTTCATATGAATCAGCTAAAATGTTTTGAATTTCAATAGGGAATGTAGTTAAATAATTTACTTGTTCTCCCAATGTGCAAGCACTAAAGTCAACCACGAAAGGTAGTTCTTTTCTTACTAAACAATCAAACAAACATTGTGGTGTTGTGCCAGCGCTCAAACACCAAAAATCCAATGTTGAAGGATTTAAATTAGCGGACGTTGTGATTGTCCAAGAAGGACCGGCATCATAACCTGATAACCCAAGGATTCTTGTAACAAATAATTGATTAGATTGTTGTAAATACGCCTTCGCAATATACGAAGCTTCGTATTTAGGAATTTGTGTATTCACAAATTTTTCTGGTAGTGTTCCACCAAAATACTGTTGGTATTCATCGTAGTTTCTTACGAAAATAGGTTCAAAAGCAGGACCTCTTAACGTTTCACCTACAATACCTAAAGTTGTAACCCCAACGCTTTGAGCGACAAAACTCAAATCTACTTCTGAGGTATAAACACCTGGTGATACAAAAACTTTACTATTAGTAGCCATTTTGTTTAATAAGTTTATAATTTATTTCTTTATAAATATTAGTGATTTTGACAAAAACTTTACTTATGTAAAAGTATTTATATTTTGGTAAGATTTTTTTCTACCTTTTTTCTACCTATGGATAAAGAACCTAAAAAAATAAAGAATCTTAAGATTAGTGTTGATGCTCACAATACCTTAAAGAACTATTGTGATAAAAGAGGGATTAAAATGTATAAGTTTCTAGAAAACTTAATTTACGAAAAATGTAAAGAAAAAAAAGACATATATGGTGAAAGTTAAATAGGACTTTCAATATACGTAATATCTGAACTTTTTGTAGCATCAACCTTTGTGACAATAAACAAAACTGTATCGTTTGTGTTTATTTGTAACTCTGTTAAATCTTGTCCATAATAATCACCATTAATAAAAACCTGAAAAGAACTTACATTATCCGTTGAGGTTAAATACAAGTTTAATGTGTAATTATAAAGTTCTTCATATTCATTTTCACCAATTGGAAAATTAATGTTTATTGTTGCAGGTTCTGGTGGGTTCCTTCTATTTTGTCTTTTCTTTTTATAAGGAACTTCTGTTTCATATAATTGGAATGTTCTTGTAATAGCAGGACTTACCTCAAATTGATCCTCATCAATTAAAAATCCCATCATTGTAAACTCATATTTCTGAATGTAATATTTTCTTTTTTCCAAATCCATAACAGATTCGTCACTAATACTATTCATTTTAATTGGTATATAGTGCCCCTTAATATTCTGATATGCTTGTAATGAAGCGAATTTCTCTATTACTATTTGATTAAATTTATTTATCTCCCTCATTCTATTACACACAATTGCAACAGTATATGTTATATCAACAGGAACTGGTTGTGGTATTTTATATATGTCAAATCCATTTTTATTTCCATCCCAAGTTGGGACTTTAGCGTAAAAATATAATTTCCTATTAGGTATGTTATATACAATAGATGGGTTGTTACCATATTTTACTTCAGGAGTTCTTATCACAGAAATAAAAGGTGGTTCCGTATTCTTGTCTATATTTTGAAAGTTCCATGTTTGGACAAATTGTGCCCAATTTTGAGTGGTAATCAAAATATCAACCATTGGAATTATTTTCCCCTCAACAACACATTTAAGTTCGTCACGAACAAAATCTAAAAATCCCCTATCCAAATCAGCGTGTAATAAACTTTTTGGTAAAAAAGTTCCATCAACCTCAATCATATCCCTCAACTCCCTTCTTCTTGGTAAAAGAGTTTTAGGTGTTGTTAAAGGTATGTATTTTTTTATTTTTTTAGGTAATCCCATTATTATAGTGCTCTAAATTCATTAGGTCCGACAGGTGCCGCAACAATAGTTTTATAAAAAGGACGGTAACCTTTGTATGTATGTTTAAAGTCAGACAATACTCTTCCGTCATTAACCACAGTGTAATATCTTACAAAATTTTCA